AGCAACAACAACGCGTCCAACTCTTACGGCGTGGCGTTCGGCTTCTGTATATAATCTGTGCATTGGGTATCTGGCCCCCTTTGTGGGGCCAGATACAGGCGCACAGGCTCCCGGCCTACGCCCCTATATCGCCGCGTAAGCGGCGCGCGAAATTTTTGAAAATTCACACTTCTCGTCTGGAAATTGGGGGGGGGCGTGTGATATAATATAATTTACGAACTTTTCAACAAAAATGAGGTGGTGCCCTTGTCTGTAATCAAAAGCAAGCGCTCTACGTCCGACATGGAGTTTCTGGCGACCGCGAGGAAGTTAGAAATTTACACGATTCAGAAATGCGTGAATTTCCCGAAGCGATACACCTTTTATGTATCACAGCCTCTGGCTGCTGCGGCGACACGCATTTATGAGGACGTGAAACGCGGTAACAGCATATACCCATTGAATCAGCATGAGGTTCAGATCAGGCGCGACTACTTCCTACACGCCAACGCTGAGCTTCAGAGCATGATTTCTCAGCTTGAGGTGGCGCAGGAGCTATTCGGCATCGAAATGGACACCCTGAAATACTGGATGGACATTGTAGATACCGAAATCCGGCTCGTGAAAGCTGTACTGAAAAGCGACAGGGCACGGTACAAGGACCTGCCCTGATAAGATTATAGGTTAAGCGCTGCACAAATTGCCAGTTCTTCGACGAGGTTGACTTCCAACTGGTGGCTGCGGTCGCCTGAGGCGTCGTCGTCTTCGTCTTTTGCCAATGTGAACAACAACGGTAACAGCAACAACAACAACGCGTCCAACTCTTACGGCGTGGCGTTCGGCTCCTCTCGTGCCAGACAAAGTAACCTTCGGGGTGAAATCCGTGCAGAGTGGAGAGAAGGAGCGCTTGACCTTCCTGCAAAGGTAAATATATGCCCTGATGCGTCCGGGCGGACGCTGCTTGCATGGTACGGATTGCAGGTCATTCCGTATTCCATGCCCGGTGACGCTATGTGCCTACTGCAACCTGCCAACAGGCATACGGGGCAAGCGAGGTTTCTTATGACAAGCGAAGAACGTAGAGAAGCAAGGTATCAACGCCGCGCTGCCGCACGGCGAGCAAAGCGGGACGCCGCCTGCGCCGAGCACGATAACTACGACGAGGTGTTCAGCTATAAGCACCTCTATCAATCGTACAAGTGCTGCCGTCGCGGTGTGTCGTGGAAGGCCAGCGTCCAGAAATACACGGCCAACGCGCCGCTGAACATCCTGCACGCATACAACCAGCTCGCAGCCGGGAAATTCAAAAGCCCCGGCTTTTACGAGTTTGACTTGTATGAGCGCGGGAAGCATCGTCATATCCGCAGCACGGTCATAAGTGAGCGGGTCGTCCAGCGCTGCCTGTGCGACAACGCCCTTGTGCCGGTCCTTGAGCGTACCTTTGTCTATGACAACGGTGCCAGCATGAAGAACAAGGGATACGATTTTGCCGTGCGCCGGATCACGCAGCACCTCCACGAGCACTACCGGAAATACGGCAATGAGGGCTATATCCTGCTGTTCGATTTCTCTAAATTCTTCGACAACGTTTCCCATGAGGTCGTGAAAGCGATCCTGCATAAGGAATTCACCGACGAACGGCTCCTTGCGCTCACAGAGCATTTCATCGACGCTTTCGGCGATAAGGGTATGGGGCTGGGCAGTCAGATCAGTCAGGTGCTGGCCCTCGCCTCTGCAAACCGTCTTGACCACTATGTCAAGGAGGTTTTGCAGGTGCGCGGCTATGGCCGGTACATGGACGACGGCTACCTGATCCACACATCTAAAGCCTATCTTCAAAACTGCGTGGCACATATCCGGGCGATATGCGCCGAGCTTGGCATTACCCTGAATGAGAAGAAAACGCAGATCGTCAAGCTGAGCCACGGCTTTTCTTGGTTGAAGGTGCGTTTCTTCATCACAAAAACCGGCAAGGTCGTCCGGAAAATCTATAAGCGCAGCGTCACGAAGATGCGTCAGAAAATGAAAAAGTTACACAGGAAATACTTGTGCGGCAAAATGACCTTCGCGGACATCTATGCGACGTGGCAAAGCTGGCGCAGCTATGCCGCGCGATTCAACGCATGGCACACCATTCAAAACATGGGCGCACTGTACACCAACCTTTTTATAAACAGCAAGGAGGACTGCTATGGTCTACTTCAAAATCCTGTCTGCTGACGGCACGGTCAAGAGCGTGGAAGCGCTTGCCGATCCCGTTTATGTCTGTTGGCAGACCCGCAACGGTATTCTTATCCGGTGCGACAAACGGGACGCGCAGGGCGTCATGTCCGGCGACGGGAACACAATCTATCAGCTTCAGGGGAAGCAGCTAAGCGGCGTTGAGAGTGACGAACTTCTCAGCGCCGTTTCTATTACCCTTGCGGAGTATGAGGAGCTTGCGGCGCAGATCGGCACCACGGACCCCGACGACAATACACCGGTCAATCCGCCCGACGACCCCGGAACGGAAATCCTCACTCGCGCACAGCTCACCGAAAAGGTGCTGGCCCTCGAAGATGAGCTGGCAGCGGCAAAAATCCTGCTGGGGGTGACGGACGAATGACGCTGAAAGCCCTCGCACAAAAGCTGCGGCCTCTGATTGAAACCGCAGCACAGAATTTTGACGACACGACCGCCCTTGAGGCGGTCGAACTTTTCCCGGCGTGGAAGACCGGCACCGTGTACACCACGGGGCGACGGGTCCGACATGGCGGGATTCTTTATACCGTTTTGCAGGATCACACCGCGCAAGACAGCTGGACGCCCGATGCGGCACCGTCCCTTTTCGCAAAGGTGCTTATCCCTGATCCCGACGTTATCCCCGAATGGGAGCAGCCGGACAGCACCAACCCTTACAAGAAGGGGGATCGCGTCCGATTTAATGGAAAGGTTTACGAGAGCCTTATAGATAACAATGTGTGGTCGCCTTCTGCTTATCCTGCCGGTTGGAGGGAGGTGTCCGCATGACCCTGAAGGATCTTCTTCTGGGCGGCAGCGGCAGTCTGTTCGCGCTGCTGACCATCCTGCAAATCAGCCCCATCAAGATCAACCCGTGGTCTGCGCTGGCCCGCTCGATTGGCCGGGCGCTCAACAAAGATGTTCTGGACCGGCTCACCACTTTGGAGGTCGAACAGAAGGAAATCAAATCGGAGCTGGCCGCCCAAAAGGCGCTTTCCGATAAGCGCGAGGCCAACGGCTGGCGAGCAGACATCCTCCGCTTCAACATGGAGCTTGTCGAGCATACGCGGCACACACGGGAGGACTACATCGAGATTTTGGACGTCATCGACAAGTATGAAAAATACTGTGATAGCCACAAAGACTACGAAAACAACCGTGCCGTCCATGCAATCGCCAATATTGAGCGCTGCTACGACGACCGGCTGAAAAATAATGACTTTGCATAAGGAGGAAATCACTATGAACCCCGAAACCGAAACCACCATCGAAACCACCGAGGCGGAACTGACCGCCGAAGCTCTGGACGAGCTTTCCAACAACAAAGGGGAGGACTAAATCATGAGTTACACGAATTCGCCGATGGTGAGCTACACGAAGCTCAGCCCGAACCACAGCGGGCAGCGCACCCACAGCATCGACCGTATCACGCCGCACTGCGTAGTCGGCCAGTGCAGCGTGGAGACGCTGGGCCGCATCTTCACGCCGACCTCCAAGCAGGCCAGCTGCAACTACGGCATCGGCCTTGACGGTCGTGTTGGTATGTACGTCGAGGAGAAAAACCGCAGCTGGTGTTCCTCCTCCAATGCCAACGACCAGCGAGCCGTGACCATCGAGTGCGCCAGCGACAGCACAGAACCGTATGCGTTCAAGGATGTGGTCTATCAGACCCTCATCAAGCTCTGCGTGGACATCTGCCAGCGCAATGGCAAAACCAAGCTGCTTTGGCTGGGCGACAAGGACAAGACCCTGAATTACGCCCCCAAGGCCGACGAAATGATCCTGACCGTCCACCGCTGGTTTGCCAACAAGAGCTGCCCCGGCAACTGGATGTATGCCCGCATGGGCGACCTTGCCGAGAAGGTCACTGCGGCGCTGGGCACTGCGGCAGAGCCGGTGAAGCCCACCACCCCTACCACTCCCAGCACCATCAAGAAGGGCGACGTCGTGCGCATCCTGTCCGGCGCGACCTACTACAGCGGCAAGGCAGTCCCGAACTGGGTAGCCGCCAAGCAGTGGATCGTCCGCGAGGTCAGCGGCGACCGCGCCGTCATCGACAAGAGCGTGGACGGCAAGAACGCCATTTGCAGCCCGATCAACGTCAAGTTCCTGTCCGTCGTGGGCGGGGCGGCTACACCGACGCCCAGCTTCAGCGCGTACCGCGTGAAGATCACCGCCGACGCCCTGAACATTCGCAAAGGCCCCGGCACCGGCTATGGCACAAATGGCTGCATCCGTGACCACGGCGTTTATACCATCGTCGCGGAGAGCACGGGCACCGGCGCGACCAAGTGGGGCAAGCTCAAATCCGGCGCAGGCTGGATCAGTCTGGATTACACCAAAAAGGTGTAAATACATATCGAAAAGGAGAATATCACCATGACTAACGTTATCATCGAAAACCTTGTGCAGATCGCGGCAACCCTGCTCATTACCCTGATCGGCGTTCTGGGCGCGTGGCTGTCTACCAAGCTCGCCAAGCGTGAGGAGCTGAAGAACATCTCTACGGCCACCAATGAGGTCATTCACGCCGCCCAGCAGACCGTCCTTGAGCTTCAGCAGACCACCGTGGAGGGCATGAAGAAAGCCCACACGGACGGCAAGCTGACCAAAGATGAAATTGCTGAGTTGGGCAAGCTTCTTATTGACGGCGCTATGGCTAAGATGTCTGACACCTCTAAAAACCTGCTCAACGCTGCCGGTGTGGACATTTCCGCTATCATTCGCGGCGCAGGCGAAGCCCTCATTGCGCGGATGAAATAACCGAACTACAGGGGTTACAGTCAGGCGCACTATGGCTGTAACCCCTGAATTTATGTAACGCCTGTGCCGTTACAAAGCGGAAAAACGTAACCCCTGATTGTAACGCCTGTTGTAACCCCGAAAAGCCTTGAAACAAGGCGCCTTTCGGCTTGATGTTACAATGTTACATACTTTTTCTATTGAATACCTGAAATAAAGAGAAAACGACATACGCGCATCATAGCGCCTATATGCACGCGCGTTATAGGAAAAAGGCCACCGAGTGTAACCCTGCACTCGGTGGCCTTATTTTTTTTGCCCTCTGTGACAGTAGAAAAAATAAATTCAAATATTTGCTCCTAACCTCTTGACAAGTTCAAATGTTTGCACTATACTAATAGCACACAGAGCAATTATTTGAACTCAACAGGAGGACAAGAAAATGAAGGTCAAAGAAACACGCTGGATGGACATGGACGATCTGCGGGGGCTGTGCATCAAGCACGGGTGGTTTACGCGGGGTGACTGCAAAGCCTACGACAAGCTGCTGAAAATGCCGTATGACGCTAAAGGCAGTCGGCGGAACATCACCACGACGATTCTCTGCAACATGGCGCGGGCCATCATGCAGTACAGCGATCCCGAAACCTATGAAATCCTTGAGTTTGACGGCATCCTGTATTGCCTTGGTGAAATCTGCCACACCTGCTTTTCCGTTGAAGACTGAATGGAGGTAACGAAAATGTTTAAGATCAACAGCTACACCGACCTGAAGGTCGCTTACGAAATCCTTGAGATCGCTTATGAGAGCGGCAGGAGCCAGAAGGCCGCTGACCTCAAGCGCGAAATGCGCGCATTCTTCCACCGCCCCGTCTCTGAGCGCCGCATCATTCAGGATGACGGCATCGACGGCTATACGGAACTGCTGCCGCTGCCCGAATACATCGAGACGGTGGACGAAGCCGTCAGCTACTTCGAGGACTACGAATACCGACCCTATTACCCGTCCGCCTATGACTGCACCGGTCAGGCATTCACAAGCTGGTACAAGGTCTTCGTTCGTGGTGGTCGCTTCTGGGCGTACCACCGTGTCAGCGTGGATGTCTGACCGGACTTGATTGACTTGTACCATCGAGAACGATAGCCGAAACGCCCAGACGGGCGTCTGCCGGAACCGCCCCACCGGCACTGAAGATGGCAGGGCAACGGAGGTAAAAACATGAAAACGTATGTGGTCTATTTCTTCATCAAGGCAAACCGGACAGAGTATCTGGCCGACGTCGTTGTCGAAGCTCCCACGGCAAAAGCCGCCTGTGCGCTTTGCAAGGACTGGTATTTCAAGACGACCGGCAAGAACGCTTTCCGGCCCACAACGAAGCTGAGCGACGAGGACCGAAAGTGGTATGAGGATCATAGCCGCGTCAAGCACTTCGACGCGACGCTGAAACCGAACGGAGGTGACAATCGTGGTTGAGGCGTACCGTTACCGTGGCCGTGCGGCCAGTGCTCCCGATGCAGCGTGGACCTACTTCGACGCTTATTCGGACACCGGCGCGATTATGGCCTTTTGCAGCATGACCGGCGTCCAGCAGAGTGACGCCGTGATTGATGCTTGGGACGACGACTTTCACTTCTGGTACAACGTAACTTCGGGAGGTGTTATGTATGGCAACCTATGAGATCATCCGCGAGGCATACGACGTACCGGCCTGCTGGGAAACGACCCTCGGCGGTCAACGCTGGTGGATCACCCGCACTGCGGAGGCGTCCTTCACCGTGGAAACCTGCCTTGAGGTGCGGTACGGCGACATCGAGGTTGTGGCCGTCAAGACGTGCCGCAGTCTGGCGGCTGCCCAGAAGTGGCTGGAACAGCACTGGCGTGACTGGGTGCCGGACGAACGGTGCGAGAGCTACA